CCAAAAGGCACCAAAGGCAAATCAATTCCTTGTAATTCCATTTCTCTTTTGAAAATATCAATGCGCCAACGGTCAAAAGCGATCGCCGCAATATCAAAATCACTTAGGATTTCAGCAATATCACGCACCACATAGGCATAATCTACTGTTGCGCCAGGTGTTGTTCTGATAAATCCTTGTCTCGCCCAAACATCGTACGGTACTCTATCTCGCTTCGCTCGGTCTTCAATACCAACTTCAGGCGTCCAAAAGAATGAATATACGTTAGTTTTACCGTTATACTCCTTAGCGGTCAGCACTAAAGAGGTTAAATCGGTACGCGCGGATAAGCCAAACCCGCCGTAAGCAGTTAAACCGCTAGGGCTACTCTGCTCCTCGCCGTTCTCTTTCCATATATCAATTGAAACAAAGGACGAAACTGTACTTACGCGTTGATTAAGATTCAGATTGCGGAATGTGTTTTCAAAACTTGGCATGCGATTAGCCTTATCGGCAAGTTTGCGAATATCTTCTTCACTACGAAACACACCTAAAGCTGGATTGGCCTGTTTCCACGCTTTCGGATCAGTGATTTTCAAATCTTTGTCTGCGCTATAGACATGGCACACCGTATGAGGATCATTACTGTTTTTAGCGTCATCAATCCATATCGAGAGCAAATCACCATCGTTCGCTGCCTGAGTGCTGATAGTTAGCAATAACGGATTCTTATGTGCGCCTTGAGCGGTAGTGATAGCATCAACAAATGCTGATTGCGGCCCCTGTACTTGCCCTACTTCATCAAGTATTGCTAACACAGGAGATAGCCCCTGTGCTGTCTTACCGTCAGCTGCTAGTGCTTTATATTCGACGTTCATAAGCAAGCCTATCAGCCGCTTGCCACTTGGTTTAATCGAAACAATATTGCTTAATTTAGGGTTAAGCTGAATCATCTTTACCGCAAGATTAAACACTAACGCCGCTTGTTCACGGCTTAAGGCCCCGCTTACAATCTGACTATTTAAAATCGCCACTGGGCCGACCAAGTGGGCTAACAATAAGCAAGCGATTAATGCTGTTTTCCCATTTTTACGACCAATAGATAAAATCCCGTGACTTGTTCCATGCGGATTGTCGTACACATCGAAAATATAATCTTTTTGGAAATCTTCTAACTTGATTGGCTGACCGACTAATGTACCTTCAGGCACAAAGCAATAACGCTCGATGAATGCAATTACTTTTTCAGCCGTTGTCATCAGTTAATCACCCTTGCTATTAAACCGTCATCGTCATTGATTGCGTTTCTTGCTTCTTGATAAAGCTGATTTGTCTTAACCTGATCTCGACTTTCGCCATTTGTGGCCCTGCTGTGGATTTGTAAACTTCGGCACATTTGAATTTCTCGCTTATACAAATCTTCAATAACATAATGCAATGGATGCATTTTCATTGTACCGGTATCCGTTTTCACCCACCGGCGAGCCGAAGTAGCTAATTCTTTTTCGTAATCATCAATTTCAACATAAAGTTTAGCGAGTTTTACCGCTCGCTCTTGATCAATTGGCGTCCAACTTTCCAAAGCTCTACTCGGAATAATGCTTTCCCAATACCGCATTTCTGCTTTTGTTAATTTTTGTGGCGGCTCTAACTTTGTTTGAGCAGCTTTATTGGCTAAAACTTTTGCTTCGGTGCTGTCGCTTCTTATTTTGCGTGCGCCCATAAAAACCACTCCATAAAACAATAAAAAAGGGTATAAAAACTGTAATAGCGATAAAATAGAGTTCCCAGGGCGGTATTTAAGGCTTTCCGCCTGAACTTTTTACTCCCCCCTTCCCCTGTTGAAATGATGTTCAGGGTCAAGAGGGAATCCATTTTCATCACAACCGATATCGTTAACTTTGTTTGATTCCGCTTTCTGCTTAGAGCTATCATGATGTAGCTTACAAAGTGATTGCAGATTATCGGGAGAATAAAATAAGCCGAGGTCGCCCTTATGTGCTTTGATATGATCAACAACCGTTGCTGGGATTAATCTCCCTTCTTGCTGACAATAAACACATAAAGGCTCTTTAGCTAAATGGTCAAGCCGCAATTGTTTCCAAGCTTTCTTGCTGTATAGATAATGCCAAGCATTGCGGTTGTTTTGATTAGTGCTGAGTGTTCTCAACTTGCCACTCTCTTATCTTATCCACCCTGTGTAAGCAAATATCGCGCTCACGCTTAAGGATGACTGAGTATTGAGTGATGTCTCCGTATGTGCTGCCGTTAAATCCTGTCTTATCCAAGTGAGCAACATAAGCAGGCGGCAATACAGGACAACCGGTAGCTTGTGGTTTACCTGCGCAAGAACTCAACAACATTACGAGGAGCGGAAGCATTATAAGGATGGCTTTGTTTAATATCTTGTGGGATGGATTTAATAACTTCATCTGATTCGCTCCGTGCTTCTGCTTCCGATTTTGACAGTTCTAACATGATGCGCTGATTTTCAGCCGCTTCGTCTTTTAGTTTTGTTATCTCTTTTTCTTGTTTGGATAACGCTTGCGCCTGCTCTTTGTTGTCGGCTCTTAAGTCAATAATAGTGTTGTACTGGTACCGCAAAACGCCGAGCAGGCACAAAACCGCAACGACACCAACACATATCGCACCAAACTTAATCCGCTTAATTAATTGTTCACCGGGGTTAAACATAAATCACGCTCCCTTAATCTTCGTTTTAATATAGATTTATGCACCTTACCATTCACCCTGGAATAATTAGGGAAAGTATTACACATGCGAATAAAATCTTTATCAATTGCAGCTTTATAAAGCTGAGTCTTTTTAAAACGACCACTTTCTCTATCTAAGAAAAACCGAGAACCTTGACACCCAATGTTAAAAATTAATGATCCCAAAGCATCTATTTGATTTTGGTTCATGTCATTGTATGGATAGTAATCAATAATGCACTTACTAACCTTGCGCAAATCTTTTGCATACTGATCTGCTATTTCTTCATTGGTATAGGTTTTACCAATGATGACATTAGCGCCCCCCGTAGTAGCCGCTCCGATACCAAATGTCCACTCTTTTGCTGCACATTGATACGGATTAGTTCTACAACCTTCTTCATCACCAGTTTCGCGTGCACCATTCTCGGAAATTATAATTCCTGATGAACGATCTTCAGAGTCATATACCAATCCAACAATTACACTAACTAAACAAACACCAAAAGCGCTAGCTTTTTTGAGTTTTGACATCTTTATCACCCTGTATCATTTCACCGTTTTTGTCACGAACGCCCGCTCGAATTTCTTCGAGCTCCAACATACGTTTTTTATATCTTGATTCCCGCCAATAGCCGCAAACCGTCACAATAATACCTATCAACACAGCCCATTCGGACAACGTGAGCGCACCGAAAAGCCCCGTAACCCAACCAAGAGCCTGAGACTCAATCGGCATATCCTTAAACACCTGCATTTTTGCCATACCCCACCCCGCTTTTCTCGAGGCAATAAAAAACCCCAACTGTTACCAGTCAGGGTTTGTTTAAATCCACATCCATTAATTTCATCGGTGAACATCACTTACACGACGACCACCATATATTCAAATGATAGGACAAGATGACAAGGTTTGTCAATATGTAATTTTGATATTTTTTGCATTTTGTCGGCCAGTTCGAAGAATAACGAAACCAGTTACAAGCAGTTCGTGAATTATCGCTTTTGCCAATTTCAATTCTTTTTCAACGTTCCGCTTCACAGTTTTAAGGCTAGGAATACGAATATCTGACTTACCGGCGCACGGCTGCATTTTCATCTCTCCACAGTTTTCACGCAGTTTAACGGCTATGCGATTGATCGTGTTTTTGTTTACGTAATACGAAAACACGATATAGTGTAAAGTGCGGTCGTTCTTGAAGAAGAATTGCTCGATAAGTTCACTAATCATCATGCCTGTTTCATCATCACACACAGGTTCGCTTGATTCTGCCGGAATCACGCTTTTCATTAATTTAGCAATGATATTTAGCCCTGGTTTATCCAATCGACCTAATCTAATCCAAGCCCCCCATGGATACATGTGTTTATCAACAAATTCTTCCTGCTCCTCGGTTAATTCTAATTCGCTAAATTTACGCATCGATACCTCTAATTTTAATTATTGACTTACCTTTACTTACTACGCCTTTTTCCTCGATTGAGTATTTGCGGATGATTTTGCGGTTATCGTCCTTAATTAACCCTGCACCAACTAAGCTATCAAAAATCCCTTTAGGCAAGTTGTCTAAATCGCGTGGGCGGTTGTCTGGGAAGTAGATTTCCATCTTGATTTCAACTGCACTTTCAAAAGGATCGAACTTAGAACAAACCTCAGTAGCAATGCGTTTAAATTCCCTTCCCGCTTTTGATATGTAATGCTTACCCTGTCTTGTGTGCTTCCAGTAGTGGTTCACGCTCGGTGGGTACGGCAAACAGATTTCAAGCCAATCACTCATAGTTTTCCCTCGCTGATTAAAATTGCCTGAGTGCGGGCCATACCCTCAAAATGAGCTAGTAGCAGTTCGTCCTTGGTGTAACCGGTCTTTGTTCGCAAGTCAATCGCATCGTGGCAGCAACTACACGCCCACGCCCCTAATTGGTCGGGCGCTTTTTGCCCTGCTCCAGTAATGCCGGCGGCGCGTATGTGTGCTAATACGGTTGTTTCCGGGTTATAATTACAAACACCAACTAACCGCACTTGGCATTCTCGCCCTTTAGCTTCTTTTCGATAGTCTATTTTTCCCATATTTTCACCTCTAAAATTGACCGCACTTTTTTGTTTGAACTGTAAATTATTGGTTGACGGTTGCAGCTCAACCGCCAAACCCTATTAATTGATTAATCTTGTTATCCAGTACCACTTCGTCTTCATAGATATTACAAAGCATTTCGTT